CAGCGCGATCTGGATGAAGCCCAGCTCGTCGACGGTGAATTCGGTGCTTCGATAGGTCATTGGCAATTCCCTTGGTTTGTTGATGGTGCTCGTATGAACGCTCTGTTTCCCGAGGAAGCCAAGCGGAATCTCCGAAGCAGTTGCTTCTTTCTTGAATCAGTTCGAAGGCCGCTGCAGATGCCCCTAAGTGCACCCACTCCCTGCCGATATCCGGGATGCGCCGCGGTGGTAACGGTGCCCGGGTTCTGCGAGGCTCACAGGTCCTTGATTCATCGCGATTACGGGCGTGCGCGGCGTGGGTTCGATGCGGAGGCGGGCTTCTACCAATCACGCCAGTGGCGCTCGGTGAGGGCGGCCTTCCTGCGCGAACACCCCTTGTGCAGCGCTTGTGGTGCCAAGGGGCAGTTGGTTGCGGCCCGGGTCGTGGACCACGTACAGCCAATCAAGGACGGCGGCGCGCGGTTTGATGTGAGCAACCTGCAGTCGCTGTGCGTGTCCTGTCACAACCGCAAGACCGCCCGCGAGTCAGCAGGGCGGTCAGTAGCCCCCCAGGGGGGGTGAATCTCTAGGGATGGCGAGCCACGATGCGTGCGCCTGCCCAAATTTTTCCGCGTGCAAATTGAAAAACTTTTTTTGGACAACCCAATGCCAGAAATGACCGCTGAACAGGCTTACATGGCAGACTTGGCCGAGATCGAGAGGCTAGATGCATCGTCATGGATCTCGGCGGGACCGGAAGACATGTCCCCGGCCCAGCCGGAGGATCTGCATGCAATGACCCTATCCGAGCTTTCGCAGCTTGTAGTCCAAGCCGAAGAGTTGGAGCCACATGGCCGGCCGTAAACCTTTGCCTGTGGCGGTCAAGAAGATCAAGGGCACGCTTCAGAAATGCCGAACCAACCCGCATGAGCCGCGCCCAGGCGGGCAGTTGGGTGAGCCACCTGAGTACATGTCCGATATCGCTAAGGAGGCCTGGATCTATGCGGTGGAGAACGCGCCGCCGGGTTTGTTGTCATCGCTTGACGCATCCGTGTTGGAGCGCTGGGCCAACTGCGCTGGGCTTTACCGTGAGGCGTTGGGCAAAATCAATCGATCGGGTGTGGCCGGCATGATCATCAAAACCCCAAGCGGCATCTTGCGTCGCTCGCCGCTCATGGATGTAATCCGAGATCTGGCTCAGGAGATGAAGGGCTACGAGACGGAGATGGGGTTCACCCCCGCATCGCGCTCGCGGGTTCAGGTGCCGCAGGATTTGGTCGACAAGAACGATCCCTGGGCTGAAATCGCTGGCTGAAGATCAGATTGATGACTGATTGATCCGCAGCATCAGTGTCATGGGATGTACGGGCGATGCCTTAAAACCGTAGTACTCGTAAAACTGGCGGGCACGATCGTTGAGTGCATGCACAAGCATGGCTCGCACACCTGTGTTTTGCGATACCAGAACACAGCGCTGTAGCGCATCCTGAAGCAAGGCTGCCCCCAGTTTCATTCCTTGCGCTCGGGCATCGATAGCCAACCGGGCCAGGACCATCACTGGAACTGGATCGGGCATGTTTTGACGAATGGACCGGGCAGCATCTTGGTGCGCGACGGCACCTGCAGCCAAAGCGTAGTAGCCCATGACCTCACGCTCTGGGGTTGTGACGACGAACGTGCGGCTGGCACCACTGGCCTGGTTGCCCAGAGCGCGACGTTTGAGCCACTCGTCGAGCGTGGATTCGCCGCAGGCGAATGAGCTGACTTGGTGATCCGGTGACAACGACTCCGGGGCACGCAAGTTCATGCGCCAACTTTCCAGGGGGCCTTGACCGCCAGCAAGCGTTCCAGCCCTGGGTTGGGTTGTACCGGCGCATCCAGCATGGCCGTGAACTCCCGGAACTTGGCGTCATCCAGGCTGAAGAACACCTGGTCAAGCAGCACCGACTGAGCCTTGTCGCAGGCGGCTTCCAGCATGAAGTCAGACCGGTTTTTCCCAAGCAGGTGCGCGGCCTGGTCGATCAGGTCGCGCTGTTGAGGCAGGGCTCGCAAATTGATGGCGGCGTCACGCATGGCATCTCCAAACGAATACACAACAGATACACGAATCCTAGCTGGATGTGTAGCTGATGTCAATACATGATTGAAATCACCCTTGCATGAGTGCCAAGAACCAAACGGCCAAGATCGCCAGGCAGTACGCCGAGCAGGTGGTGGCTGGTGAAATCCTGAGCTGCCGCTGGGTGCAGTTGGCATGCCAGAGGCAGCTCAACGATTTAGCCCGTTTCAAGGGCAAAGGCAGTCCGTACCGCTTTAACCCAAAGCTGGTGGACCGCGATGGGCGCAGCTTCTGCCCGGCCGACAACCTCTGCGCCTTCATTGAGCGGCTGCCGCACGTGAAGGGGCCTCTGGCTGGCGAGTCGATCACTTTGGAGCCGTGGCAGATATTCATTCTGTCGACGGTTTTTGGCTGGGTGAAGAGCGACGGCAAGCGGCGATATCGGCGCTCGTACATCGAGGTGCCGCGCGGCAACGCCAAATCAACGCTGTCCTCGGCCGTGGCGCTGTACATGCTGGCAGCCGACGGCGAGGGAGGTGCCGAGGTGTACTCCTTGGCTACGACCCGAGATCAGGCGCGCATCGTCTTCGGTGACGCCCAGACGATGGCTAGGCGCAGCGCCGGATTTCGAAGCCGCTTCGCTGTGAACGTTGGAGCGCACAACATGCATGTGTTGGCGTCGGGTTCAAAGTTTGAAGCCTTGTCGGCTGAAGGCTCGACGCTGGATGGCCTGAACATCCACTTTGGTTGTGTCGATGAACTTCACGCGCACAAAACGCGCACCGTCTACGACGTGGTCGAGACCGGAACCGGCAAGCGGGACAACTCGTTGCTGTGGGTGATCACTACAGCCGGAAGTAACCGGGCTGGCATTTGCTATGAGGCTCGAACCTTCGTGACGAAGCTGCTCAACGGTGTGTTTGAAGACGATACCCAGTTCGGGATCGTGTACGGGCTTGATGACGGGGACGACTGGACCACGGAGAACGCCCTGGTCAAAGCCAACCCCAACTGGGGCATATCGGTCCGGCCCGAGATCTTGGGACCTTTGCAGGCCAAGGCTATGCAACTGCCCAGTGCGGTCAATAACTTCAAGACGAAGCACCTCAACGAATGGGTCAACGCTGATACGGCCTGGATGGACATGCGGGCCTGGGATGCCTGCGGCGACTCGTCCCTGGATATCGAGGCTTTTACGGGGCAGCCGTGTTGGGTGGGCCTGGACCTGGCCAGCAAGACCGACATCGCGGCGCTGATGCTGATGTTTCAGCACCCCGAGATCTCAGACGCCTACGTGGTGTTTGGAAAGTATTACCTGCCCGAGGACACGGTCCAGGCAGCGGGCAATAGCCAGTACCCCGGCTGGATGCGGACGGGGCGCCTGACCGTGACGCCGGGCAACGTGATCGATTTTGGCTGGATCGAGGCCGACCTGCTGGACCTGGTCTCGCGCTTTGCCGTCCAGGCAGTGGCCTTCGATCCCTTTCAGGCCACCCAGTTGTCGACACGCATGCTGGCCGAGGGGCTACCCATGATCGAAGTGCGGCCCACGGTACTGAATTTCAGCGAACCTATGAAAACGCTCGAAGCCCTGGTGCTGCAAAGAAAGCTGGTCCACGACGGCGACCCTGTGCTCACGTGGATGGCCAGCAACGTGGTCGCCCACCTGGACGCCAAAGACAACATCTATCCGCGCAAGGAGCGAGCAGAAAACAAGATCGACGGCATCGTTGCACTGATCATGGCCCTCTCACGGGCGATCAAACCGGGAGACTCGGTGGTGCTGGGATCCGATTACGAGCTGATGCTGCTCTGATGGCCAAGACTGGTTATGGGAATCCTGAGCTTCTTTGACCGATTTAAAGCCTCCAGCAGTGACCGGTCCGCGTGGGGAGACTTTTTCTTCGAGCCGGTGTCTGTGCGCAGTGTCTCGGGCATGCGCGTCTCGCCTGACTCGGCCATGCGCTTGGCGGCTGTCTATGCCTGCGTTCGGATCCTGTCGGAAACCATGGCGTCGCTGCCATTGGTGGTGTACCGGGCAAGAGCGGACGGCGGGAAGGACCGCGTCACCGACCATTGGCTCTACCGGGTGCTGGGCAAGAAGCCCAACCGGTATCAAAACCCTTTTGAGTGGCGCGAGATGCTGCAGGGCCACTTGGCCCTCAGGGGCAATGCCTTTTGCCAGATCCTGACCAACGGCCGGGGCGAAGTCACAGAGCTGATCCCTATCCACCCCGATCGAGTGCGCTTGGAGCTACTTGCGCAAGGGGACTATCGCTACCGGATCCAAAACGCCGCAGGCCAGGAGATGGTTCTGCGCCGGGGCGAGGTCTGGCACCTGCGCGGCTTGTCTTCGGACGGGCTGTTGGGCCTGAGCCCGATAGAGCTGTCCCGCGAAAGCCTGGGCATGGCCTTGGCCGCGCAGGAGTATGGCGCCCGCTTCTTTTCCAACGACGCCAAGCCCACGGGTGGCTGGATTGAGTTTCCGGGCAATTTCAAGGACTCCGAGGCCAAGCGGGTGTTCCGAGAGTCTTACCAGGCGGCCCAGTCCGGTGCCAACCGGGGCAAGGTGCTGGTGCTCGAGAACGGGATGAAGTTCCACGAGGTAGGTGTCACGAACAAGGACGCTCAGTTCCTGGAATTGCGCAAGTTCCAGATCACGGACATTGCCCGCCTGTTCCGGGTGCCGCCGCACATGATCGCCGACCTGGACCGAGCTACCTTTTCAAATATCGAGCAGCAGAGTCTGGAGTTCGTCATGCACACCATGACGCCTTGGGCTGAGCGGTGGGAGGCATCCATTGAGGCCGATCTGATGCTCGACGGTGATGAGCTGGAAGTCGAGTTCGACTTCGCCAACTTGATGCGGGGCGATGCTGCCAGCCGCTCGGCGTATTACCAAAGCGGAATCCAAAACGGCTGGCTCACCCGAAACGAGGCGCGCGTCGCCGAGAACCTCAATCCGATCAAAGGCTTGGACCAGCCTCTTCGACCCTTGAATATGGTCGAAGAGGCAGCCGCTGAGGAGCAAGAGATCTACAACCAGGAGCCTGAATCGGCTGACACCGATGGCACTGCCACGCCCGATGAGGGATTGAGCCTGAGGCTGCGCAGCCTGGTCCAGTCCAATGCGCAGCGGCTGGCCCGACGCATCGGCAGGAAAGGGGTTCTTGGCCCCAACGAGATCGATCTCATCGCCCAGAGCTTCGGATTGACACCGTCAGTCGTCGCCGTCTGGGCCGCCAATTTTGAAACACCATCCGATGAGCAGGCGCTGGCGCGTGCGCTCGTCCAACTTGGGATGCACGAATGAACAAGCAACTGCTGATTTCTGAATTTCTGACCACGCCTTGGGCCTTGATGCCGGAACGGCTTCAAGCCATGACGGCCGTCCTCACCCGCTGGTCCTCAGACGAACCGCCAAAGGAAGAGACGCTGTTCCAGGTCAACACAGACCGGGTAATGCGCGACACGCGCAAGCAGTTTGCGGCCTCCAGTGCCGGTGCCGGTATCGCGGTGCTCCCCCTGTATGGGGTGATTACGCAGCGAGGCAATATGGTCGATGACATTTCGGGGCCCGGAAGCACCAGCACCCAGAAATTCACGTCGGCCTTGCGCCAAGTGCTGGCCGATGACACCGTGGCCCAAATCCTGATCGACATCGACAGCCCGGGCGGCAGCGTCTACGGCGTCAGCGAGCTGGCTGCCGAGATCATGAAAGCCCGAACTCAAAAGCCGGTTGTTGCCGTAGCCAACAGCCTGGCAGCGTCAGCCGCCTATTGGATCGGTTGCGCCGCCGGAGAGTTTTACGTGACCCCGGGCGGCGAGGTCGGCTCCATTGGCGTGTGGCAAGCGCACTTTGACTATTCCAAGGCCCTCGAGGGCGATGGGGTCAAGCCGACCCTGATCTCGGCTGGCAAGTTCAAGGTTGAAGGCAACCCCTACGTACCACTGGATCTTGAAGCGCTGTCGTTCATGCAGTCGCGCGTTGACGACTACTACAACGCCTTTGCTAAGGCAGTGGCCAAGGGCCGAGGCTTGACGGTCAATGACGTACGCGAGGGCATGGGGGAGGGCAGGGTGCTGGGAGCGGATGCCGCATTGGCCGCCAAGATGGTCGATGGCGTTGCCACATTCGACGAGGTGCTGGCCAAGATCCAAAAGACGGCTCGCTCCGCCCAGCCCGTGGGCGCCTCCCGGCTCAAGCAGGCCCGTGCAGCCCTCGCGCTGATCTGACGCTTTCGACCGAGATTTCCACTTGAATTTCTGCAGTTCTCCGTCGAGGGCTGCTGATCCATTGCGACCCGTTGGTCGCGCCTCAATCGCCGCTCTGCGCTTTTTGCCTGAGCGGCATTCTTATTTCTGGAGCAACACCAATGAGCAAACAACTGCGCGAGCTGCAAGCTCGCAAAGCCGCCCTGGTCAAGGACGCCCGCACCTTGACCGATATCGCCGCAGCCGAGGCGCGTGACATGACCGAGGAGGAACTGACCGCCTTTGACGCACTCAAGGCCAGGATCGAAGCCGCTTCGGCAGGCATTGACCGCGAGGCTTCCCTGGTCGCTGAAGAGGCCCACATGGCCAGAGTGGCCCAGGTTGGCGTATCCCACGCGAACAGCGCCTCCGTCATTTCGGTCACCGACAACATCGAGTCTGACCCCAAGCATGGTTTCAAGAGCGTTGGCGACTTCCTCAAAACGGTTCGTCACGCGCAAAACCCCGGTAGCTCAATTGATGAGCGACTGTTGATTGGCTCTGGCCGCGGCGCTGTGGCGCCCGCATCGTTTGGCAGCGAAGGCTCTGCCCAGGACGGAGGCTTCCTGGTGCCCCTGCAGTTCGCCCAAGAGATCTTTCAACTGTCCCTGGGCGAGGACTCCCTATTACCGCTCACCGATAACGTGGAGATAACCGGCAACACCATGGCGTTTCCGAAGGACGAAACGACGCCCTGGGGAACCAATGGCATCCGGGCTTACTGGCAGGGCGAAGCGGCAGCAGCCGTGGGCACCAAGCCAGTGCTAGGTCTATCGACCCTGCGCCTGAAAAAGCTCATGGCGCTGGTGCCTGTGACCGATGAGTTGCTGGATGACTCCAACGCGTTGTCGACCTATCTGCCCGACAAGATCGCAACGTCCATTCGGTGGAAGACCAACGAGTCGATCCTGTTTGGCTCAGGCACTGGCTTGCCGGTGGGGTGCATGAGCGCTGCCACCACGGTGACTGTGGCCAAGGAGTCGGGGCAGGCGACGCAGACGCTCTTGGCCCAGAACCTGGCCAAGATGATCTCGCGTTTGCCCCCCGGCTCGTTTGCCAAGGCGGTGTGGATCGTCAACAACGACGTGTTGCCAGCGCTCTTCACCCTGACGCTGGGCAACTACCCGATCTACCTGCCTACCGGCATCAATGTGGGTGGCATTCAGGTCTCTCCCTACGGCACCTTGCTGGGCCGGCCCGTCTTTGTGTCCCAGCACGCCAACACCTTCTCCGCAGCCGGCGACGTGCTGCTGGCGGACTTGTCGTACTACCAGACCATCACCAAGGCCGGCGGCATGCAGACGGCCACCTCCATGCACCTGTACTTTGATGCGGACCTCACGGCGTTTCGCACCACGTTCCGCATGGACGGCCAATCCAAGATCGCGGCGCCCATCTCGCCTGCCAAGGGCACTACGAGCCTGTCGCCCTTTGTTCAACTGGGCGCGCGCTGAACGCCCTAACACTCAAGGAGAACACACATGTTTCCCAATGCAAAGGGCAGCGAATTGCTGGCCATCTTGGCCACGCTGGATCCGTCCAGTCAGGCTGCAGGCACCGCAACCACCGGATGGATTTCTCTGGCGATGCACAACGGCCTGCTGGCCGTCATCCAAACCGGAGTACTCGGTACGGGTGCGACGGTAGACGCCAAGGTCCAGCAGGCGCTGGACGCCGTGGGCACGGGTGCCAAGGACATCGCCGGCAAGGCGATTTCTCAGATCATCAAAGCCACCGGCGACAACAAGCAGGCGCTCATCAACGTCAAGCCAGAGGACCTGGACACGGTCGCCGGCTTTGGCTTCGTGCGTCTTGCGGTGACGGTGGGGGGCGCGGCGAGTCTGACGGCGGCGCAGGTGCTGGGTGTGAGCCCTCGAATGCTGCCTGCAGACCCCGGCAACCAGGCCGCTGTGGCCCAAATCGTCTAAGGCATGCCGCTCCAACTCGTCACACCCCCCTCAGAGGAGCCGGTATCGCTTGCCGAGGCCAAACTCCACCTGCGGGTGGATGTTGACGATGACGATGCGCTGATCGGCGCGCTCATCACGGCAGCCCGGCAGGCGGCTGAGACCCAGACCGGCCGGCAGTTGACAACTGCCCGCTGGAAACTGGTGCTCGACGCCCTTCCCGGGCCTTCGCTGATGGGCGTACCTGCCGGCGCATCGTTCAGCCTTCCCGCACACGCCGTCCTCCTCGCCAAATGCCCCGTCCAGTCGGTCGTAGCCATCCATTACCTGGACATGAATGGCGACCCTCAGGCGGTGCCTTCGAGTGATTACGTGCTGGATGCAGCGTGCGAGCCGGCGCGCGTCACCCCAGTCTTCGGGAAAACATGGCCAGCAACCTTGCCGCAAATCGGTGCCGTTGGCGTCATCTTTGATGCTGGCT